GGGTCCGGGCCGGTGGGGGTTGCCAAGGACATTCTCGAACGAGGCGGGAAGATCGCCGACAGGATGGGCAATGCGTACGGCTATATCGATACGTTCTCGAAGGTTTTTTCGCTGATCGTCAAGGTCGAAGAGCAGGGTTGGACGATGGAAGAGGCGGTCCTGACGGTGGATGACTACTACGCCAATTACAACCGCTTGGGCGACGTCACAAATTGGCTGCGCCGCAACTTCGGCGGAGCGTCGTTTGCCGCCTTCACCGACCAAACGGCCAAGCGGGCGGTGCGCGGAGTGCGCAATCGGGCGGGCACGATGGCGGCGATGATCGCGTTTCCCGGCTTGCTGACGTTGGCGACCAAGCTGCTGCTCGGGGTGGACGACGAAGAGGCGGAGTTGCTGCAATCGGGCACGCTCTATGACAAGATCAACAAGTACTGGCAGCCGTTGATTCCCTTCCGGGACAGCAAGGGCAAGCTCCTGCGTTGGGACCTCCGGTGGATTATTCCGCTGGTGAGCGACTTCCGGATTCAGACTGGGCCTGGTGGTATCGGGTTTCCGTTGCTGTTTACCGAACCGGTGTCCAACTCGTTGATCGAATTGATGATGAATCGCGAGGGGTACACGGGCCGGGACATCTTCACCCGCGACGCTTCGACGGCGGTCCACGCGGCGGAGTTGACCGCCTACCTCGCCCGGTCTTTGGTTCCGCTGCCGGCCATTGTGACCAAGGGCGCCGTGCGGATCGTCGAGGCGGCCCGCGGGGGGGACGAGGGTTACTTTCTGCGGACGGTGGCCAAGGAGATTTTCGGGGTGAACATTCGGGCGGCGAGCGTCGATCGCCAGACGGTGTACAAGATCCTCCGTCAGCGACACAGCCGAGCTGATCAGGACGGTATGCGGGCGATTGTGAAGTGGTGGGACAACGTCTACCGGATTCCCGAACGGCCCGGTAAGGAAGCCCGGTCACCGGTGAGCGATGCAGGCCTGACGCGGTCCATCGTGGCGGCTAGGAAGCGTGAAGCGATCCCGCCTGACGAGGACGCACGGGAGACGGGGTTTTTCCGGCGCATCGGCGAGCGGGCGGTGGATTGACGTCGGACTGATGGTTTTTGGGGAGAAAGACAATCCGCCGATTCCGCCGATGAGGTTACACCTGATCGGTGGAAATCTGCGCCATTTGCGGATCATTCCTGTTGGTGCCGTCGTGCGAATCGACCGTGTTTGTCACAGGCCGGTCAGATCCGGCTTGGGTATGTGAGCAAAGGACAATGAATTCACAGCTTTGAACACGGGGAACGAACAGATTGGCAAAGGCGTTTTATGACGTAAGTGCCGTGTTGACAGGTACTTACGATCATGGACGACTATGTAACGCACAGTCGCACGGCCTCTACTACTACTACCAGTCTTGTAAGTCTCTTAGGTACTGAAGTTCCCTGGCGAGACCTGTGAGAATGGCCTCGGTGACTGCGATGGGCAGCGTTCCCGTTTCATCCTCGTAGGCATCGAGAAGCCGATCGACCGTTGGGTTCTGGGATGGTTCGATTTTCGACCGCGGGTTGTTTTCCATCTGGAGCCTATCGGCAGTCCGGGCGGCTTGGTTGAGGAAAAAATCAGGAATAGAGGTTGACGCGGCTTAGCTCGTAGTGCATTGTATATACGTCGCTGCAGCGACGAAGCCTCCCCTTGGGGCGTGGCTCGAGGCCCAAACGGTGGCTTCTTTGGTTCGTTCCTTCGTGGCTGTGGCGATCTACCAGTTCGGGAGAATTCGGATGTTTGTCGAAATGACGCTGTTTGGCGGTGATCACCAGCCGACCCGCCGGGTTCGGGTGAACGCCCTGTTCGTGATCGAACTTCGTGAGGTGGAGAAGTGTACGGCGATAACGTTGGCCAGGGCGGGTGCGTTGCAGACGCTCAACGTGGTCGGCTCGCTTGCGGAGTTGACGCCGCGGTTGGAGGCGGCGTGGCGCGACCACCTAGCCGTGATGCTAGGGAACTTGGTGAACGGTGAGCAATTGGCCCACATCGAGGCGACGGTCCTGGAGCGGGTCAAGCAGGCCACGATGGGGCAGGTTCGCGATTCGGTGATGGCTGAGCTGCAGCGAGTGAGCGGCGAGTTGGAGCGCGAGGAGTTGGAGGCGCGTGGGCAGGTGAGTAGCGAACGGGCGGAGGGCGAGGATCGCGGCGGGGCACGAAAGCAACGCGCCGGCGGTGCGGTCGCGGTGAAAGGCTAGGTTGTCCGTATGCTCGAAGAAATCTGGATGCTGCGGGTGTTCATTTCAGGCCCCCACGCGACGTTCGACCTGTGCGGAACCAAAGAACAAGTAGAGGTAGCCATGGAGGACTTCACGTCGCCGGTCGGCGGCGAGTGGTGGAGTGCGAGCTTGTGGGGAATGGCCGTCGACAGGCCGACTGCGATTGTGCGTTTTCGCAGGTGCGAGGTCAACGGGTTTGTGATGAGTCAGTATTCGTAACGGGAGCACGAGCATGATTCTGATGAGCGAGTTGGAAGCGTTGGTGGTGATGGGCGTGGTGGCCGGGGCCCTCGGTTTTCTGTGGGGGCGGGTGACCGGTGTACGTGAATATCAGGAGCAAAATGGGCATCGTGGTGTGCCTCGTCTCGCGGATAGCGTGGAACGCACGCTGGCGGAGCTCCGCCACCACGTATAAACACAACAGATTGAGACCCATAGCCGCTAAAGTCTAAGTGTTGTGTGTTCGCTTCTTCGTGGTGTGTTTAGAATCATGTTTGGAGTGTGCGCAACATAATCCCCATTATAGGGTGTTGGATGGTTGATTCCTGCCTCCGGTGGACAGGCCGGTCTGCGACATTCGGCGATGATCACTGTTGACCACGGAAGCCGATGGAGTTGGCGGAAGCTGGCGATCGACCTGGTCGTGGGGTTGCTGGTGTGGTTGTGGTCCTGCGGTAGCTGATGGTTCAACAGTGGGCAGGCGCACGGATAAACGTTGTTAATCGGTTTGGTGCGCGGCGATCTTAAGCCTGAAAAGTGGCGCCCGGGCGTAAGGTCTTGGCATCAACCTGGGGAGGGGGGCCGGGGGGTGGGGCATATCGACTACGTTCCTTCATTCCCCTCGTTGACACTCGCTACGACTTCCTCAGCCTCTTGCCTGTCGGCAGCCGCCCTCGGAAACTTGTCCTCGTCCGGACACTCCCCGGCCCGCCACATGACCCGGACGGATCGGCGGTCGGCGAACCGCTCGACGTTCACGAAAACAGGCAATTCCGACTCGTAGTCGTCCTGTCTCGAATTGTCCAGATCCCAATAGACGTTGATCCCGGTGACCACGTTCGCCTCGGTGTACACGTTCAATACTGTGCCGTGCGACGGCGGAGTGGTCATGTCACCGGAAAAGTAGACGTGGTCTCCGACCTCGAACGGCCGATCCGCTTCAGTCGGTGCCGGCGACAGCCGACTAAGGTGATCCAGCGCGGGGTCGTCGTCATCCTGGTCATCCTGGTCATCCTGTTCGGGCTCACTCGGTTGATCATCGCCTGGTTTGTCGATCCGGACGAAACGCAGATCGTTCGCCAGAGCCCGCACCCGCCACTGCTGCGGCCCGGTGTACGTGTCGAGCAGTGTCCGCAACTCCGCCGGCGTAGTGTCACAGTTGCCGACCGGGCAATGGCCGTCTCTCATGTCGCGGCAGCCAGGGCAGTCGGACTCGCATTTCCAGTCGCCCGTGATGCAGTCGCGCCCGAAGCGGGGTGGTAGCTGGTGTGGAACGGTTACGTACACGCTGCACCGCCCTTCATTGCGCTAGCCGCCTCGGAGTGCGCGTTGACCGCCGCGCAGAGATCGTCCCCGTCCGCCGCTAGAACTGCATCGCCTGCCATTCCGACCAGCCCCGCTTTTACGGTGTAGGCGGTGAGGTACGCTGCCACGTGATCGCGCTCGAGTGACGGAGGGATTATGAGCTTGGATCGCCCGCTCGGGTTGGGGGGGCCTAGCGCCGTGCGTACATGACCGTCCGGCCACAAACGGCGTACCACTCCGCCGCGGTAGACGTGGCCTGTCCATTGGCCGCGTTTGTTTTGAGCCAAGATGCAGCTACGGCGTCCGAGATGCCCATGGGCGATGAGACGGTCCAAGACCGCTGTCCACTCCCCTTGATGCCGCACTGTGCAACGATAGCCAGGCCGCAGTGTTCCAATTGTGATTGTCACGTTTGTCTGCAAAACCCCGCCCACGCCCGGATGGTGATGACGATGCCCACGTAGGCAGGGTCCCGGGCGAGGCGGGGCTGTTTCTTTTTGGGTCAGCATCATCACCACCGTCGTACAATGTACATCACTTTCGGGGTGGAGTCAGAAGAAATCTAAGAAATCTGCCAAATTCTTTCGCGGCGTTGACGTGAGATGGGGGCCGATCCCTGGTGTTCACGCCCGGGGTTTCCTCCCCGCATGAATGCGGGGGATCGGGCGTCCGACATCCGAGACGTGGTATGCGGGGGCTCGGGCGTCCGTCCTCGGGCATCCATCCTCGGGTGTCCGCCATCCGCCATCCCACATCCGACATCGAAAGGGGCTTGGCATCGTCCGCCGCGGGGTTAGGATGGTGGGCATGGGTGCGGTGAATCCAGCCGGGGACTCGACGGGCCTGATCAGTTTACTACCCGACCCGGCTGTGTGGGGCCCGCTGATCATCGCGCCCGCGTCCCCGTTGTGGGTGAGTCCGGCCGTACCCCTGGGCTGGGTGTCGCCCATTGCCCTGGCGGCGCCGGTTGTTCCGCCTCCGGTATCCCCGCCCACCATCTACCTTCGCACGAGCGAGGGGGCGATGTGGTGTTGGCTGCACATTCTGGCCTCGCGCTCCGTCGGCTCGGATAGTAAGCTCAATCTTGAGATTTCCCCTATATTCGACGGGGTGAACACGCGGGTTACGCGGAAGCCCGTGCTCGAATATCTGCTCGATCTGGTGGCGTATCCGAGTGAGCGTTACTTCATGAATCTGGACATCGAAGACGTTGGCGAAGGGTTCGTCGTTGCCGTTCGCCTCACCGGCGGCGCAAGCGAAATCGTGGTCAATACCCTGCAGATTCGACGCGGAACCGTAGCCCAGGGGCATCGTTGATGGCGTACGAGTCGGACACCTCTACGGATTCTGGGCGAGCCAATGCCAAGGCCTCCTACGACATCGATTGGGACACAGCCTCTGACGAGCAGGTCGTCAGCTTCGTGTTCTCCAACTACCGAGAAGGGAAGGGCCGCCGCGAAGCGTGGGAAATCGAAGCCGATCGCCAACTCGCCTGGCTGCGGGGCAATCAGTCCGACCACCTATGGAAGTGGCTCGAGGAGGAGTCGTCCGCCGATGTGGTTCCGTTAGCCGAACGCGTACCCATTCAGGTCAATCGACTTCGGCCTTTTGTGTTGCAGCAACTGGCGATGTTGGTGGGTCGCCCGTTGGCGATGCGCGTGTTCCCGCGTACCGCGGATCAAGACGACGTGGCCGCGGCTCGGCTGAGTGAGAAGGTACTGGCCTTCTACTTCCAGGCCGGGGTGACCAGCGGCTCGCGAATGCTCTATGACGCGCTGTGGGAAATGTTCGGGACCGGGCTGCACTTTGCCAAGGTGACGTGGGATCCGCACCGCGGGCGGCGGGACCGCTTTGGGCCCCGAGACGTAGGGATCGATGACGCGGATGAACCGACGGGTCGCACCCGGTTCCAAAAGATGATCGCCGGGATGCTGGGCACACGTGAGGCCGACGTTCCCCTTGACGCGGACGGCGGGTTCGAGACGCCGGCCGGTGAGCTCGCCGTCGAGTTTTGCTCCGCGTTTGACGTTACCGAGCCCGCTAACGCCAGGAATGTGGGAGAGTCCCCATGGTTGATCCATTCCCGCCTGCGTCCGATGCGCTACGGTCGAGAACGATACGGCAAACGCTTTGCCGAGGTGCAGCCGGACAAGGGTGAGCTCCGAGACGTGCGACGGTTCACCTCGTACACCAGCGCAGCGCTCGGCTCGGACAATGAGTGCGATGAGATCTTGATCCATGAGTTGTGGGTTCCGAAAAGTGACTCCGTGCCCAACGGGTGTTTGGTCGTTGTGGCCGGCGGGAAGCTGATCCACAAATCGGAGCACCCCTATGTAGACGGTCTGATCCCGTTCGTACCTTTGCAGGAGCTTCCGGACCCTCAGTTTTTCAGGCCAGGGTGTACCATTCGAGACGCGATGTCTCTGCAACAAGCGATCAACGTGACCCGCTCGATGGAAATGGGGCATCTCTATCAGACCATCAACCCGCACGTAATGGCTGAGGCGAGCGTGGACGTGCCGCGTGACGCGTTTTCCCGGGTGGGGCCGCAGTTCATTAAGGTGTCGGACGACGCACTGGTATCGGGCCGGATTCGACCGTGGGTGCCCAACCCGCTGCCTAACCACGCGATCCCGCTGGATCAACTCAACCGCTCCGACCTGGAGGACGTGACGCGGGTCCACGCCAACACGCTCGGGCGTGTAGAAAGCTCCTCGCAAAGCGGGCGGGCCGTGGCCTTGAATCAGCAGGCGAACGTGCGAGCGTCGACCGTCACGCGGCGGCTGCTCGAAGAATCGTTTTCCAAGATCGGACAGATGATGCTCAGCCGGGCGGCTCAGTTCGTGACCGGGTCGCAGTTGGCCGTCTTGGCCGGCGAGCGGGGCCCGACCGAAGTATTTTCGTTTACCGGAAAGCAGTTGCTCGGCAAAGATCGAACGTCGGGGCCCTGGAACTTCAATGTCAAGGTCGTGCTCAGTGAGGAGCGAGAGTTCGAGGCGATGCTCGAACAGGTGGATACGCTGACCGCTCGGGGCTGGTTGAACCCGGGCAGCGAGTCGGATCGGATCGCCGTTCGGCGTTGGCTCGGCGACAAGTTCGTCGGCGACTTCGATGAGGACGGCCCGCATCGGGGCAACGCAACCATCGAAAATCGGGACATGGTGGCGGGCAAAACGGTCAGCGTGGCGCTGGGCGACGATAATCCGGTACACATCATGGAGCACCGGCGTTTCACGACGACTGCGGATTACCGCGAGGCTGCTGCCTTGGACGCGGGGATCGACGTTCGATTCAGGGCCCATCTACGGCAGCACGAACTCGAAAACGCTGAGGGCATTCTACGCCCCATGGCGATCGCGGAGAGTGTTCGCGGTAGATTGGCCCAGGAATATGGGTTGGGCGGCCCGGGTGGTCCTGGGGCCGACCGGGCGGGTCCTGGTCAGCCCGTGGTGGTCGGACCCGGACCAATGAACGGACGGGGTGGTCCGCCAGGAAATGGAAGCGGTGGCGGCGGGCGGATGTTCCCGTCGGTCGGAACGGCGTAACTCGGAACCCCGGCGTGTACGCCGGGTGGTTGCCGTCCAGCATGAATGCGGGCGGCTCGGGCAGCGATTGAAAGGTTAACACAATGCCAGAGACAGCGGTTGCACCGGCGAAACCAACAGCAACAACGGCGCCGGCGCCGACGTACTCGGCGGACGAGCGGCAAATTGTCGAGACGATGCGACGTAACGGAATCAGCGGCGACGAACTTTTGCGGCGTGCCTCGCGCGATTGGCAGCGAGAGCAAACGGACGCTTCGCCGCCGGAGCCGGCGAAAAAGGGTGATGATATCCCGACCGTGGCGGACGTGGAGCGAGTCGCCGAAGCGAAGATTCATCGGGCGGAGTTGGCGCGAAAGCGAGATGACCAACGAGCGGCGGGCCTGGCTATGCAGAGCAAGGTCGAAAGTGAAGTTGACGCGGTGCTCGAACAGTATCCGGGGCTCAGTGGGAATGAGGATCTAGTCAGGCAGGTGCAATTCTCCGTTGGGACTCGTTTGCAGCGGAGCCCGGACCTAACGGATCCAGCGAAAACGTCGGATAGGGCGTTTGCTAAAGCTATCCGCGAGGAAGCTGAGAAGGTCATCCAAGCGAATCAGGCCGCATTCGGCGCAGCGGGCAAGCTCAGCGGCAAAGAGGACCTGGCGAGCCGGCTGACCGCCCAACGCACGGCGGGCGAGGGCCCAGGGGCCGGTCGGACAGGCTCGTCGACGACCGGGCCGGTCAGTAAGCTGTTCGAGCCGATCGTGTACGGACTGGGAAAAGAGGTATTCTTGGACGAGGATGAGATTGGCGAGCTTGCGGAACGCGAGGCGAACGCGATGATCGCCGCAGGCAAGTGACGATGTCGGATGGCGGACGTCGGAAGTGGAATGTGGATTGTTACGCTGATTCGTAACAAGTCCCATGCCCGACATCCGACATCGAGTAGGTAGGCTTCCGGGCACGATGACATGAACAATGGCTTCAGGGACAGCCACGCCGGTAACCGTCGCGGATCTTCTGCGCACGGTATACCTGCCGTCGATGCGTAAGCAGTTCTCTTCAAAATCAGTCTTGTTGCAGGTCCTGGAGCGACGCACGGAAACGGTCGCCGAAGGACTTTCCATCTCATTCCCGAGACTCAAGAACACCGGCCAAGGGTACGGGTGGTCCACGATCGGAAACCTCCCCGCGGGCGGTCATGCCGACGTCGGGCGGTCCAACTGGAACTACAAACGTCAGTATGCGGCCCTGAAACTCAGCGGGGCGCTAATGGACGCCAGTCGGGCCGCCACCAGCGCCGACGCCCAGGCCCTCAAGATCATGACGACGGCGAAGATGACGGGCATCCGGCGCCGGGCGAATTTTCTGTTGTACGGGGACGGGACGGGTGTCCTGGCCACGCCAAGCGCTGCGTCGAGCGCTACGAGTTTCACCGTAGCGAACGCTCGCGGCCTCGAACGCCAGATGCTCATCGACGTGCTGTTGGCGTCCAACGGAACCGTTGCCGCCGGGGTGGATGGCGCCGAGTGCGCGGTCAACAAGGCAACGGGTGTCGTCACCTTAACGTCCGGGTCTCTGGCCGACTTCGCTACGGTCAACGCCTCCCCAACGCTGTATAAGGTCTACGAACACGGCTCACGCAACGACGTGGTGTTCGGCCTGGATGCGGCGGTCTCGAACGCCAACCCGGCAAGCGGCTTTTTTGGGAGCGTAGACCGCACACTGGCTACCAATGAGGACTGGAAAGGGAACGTGCTGGATAACCCGGCGGGCGTCGGCGGCACGCCGCGTGCGATCACGTTCCGGTTGATGCAGGATGCGTTGGACCTCGTTGAGTCCAACAGCGACGGGACGGTGGACCTGATCATCTGCGGCTTCAAGGTCTGGCAGATCCTCGCGGACATCCTCACCGATCAGAAACGGTACGTCGGGTCCGACAACAAGCTGAACGGGTGGATGCGAGCGCATGACTTCGCCGGAACCCCGGTGGTACGCGACGAGCATTGCCCCCAGGACCAAATGTTCTTCCTGGATAAGTCGAGTTTTCGGATCCTGCAGAACGACCCGGGCGATTGGTGGTCCCCAGACGGCACGATGTTCGATCGCGTGCCCGGCCAAGAGGCGGTGCAGATCATTTGGCGCCATCCGTGGCAATTATCGTGCGACGCCCCGGCGGCCAACGCGGTCATTAAGGACTTGTCCACAACGTAACCGGATGTGGGAGGTGGGATGTGACGCGGCGCGCCTGTACATCCGACATCGAACGTCCGCCATCCGACCTCAAAAAGGAGTGATTCATGCCGACAAGTAGCGTGGGTGCGGGCGTCGTCGACGACAACGCCATACAGTGGAAATACGGGTACCACACGATATGGCCGCACACGGCCAAAGGCCTCTTGGAGGTGGCCGGCGTCCAGACGTCGCTCGGAGCCGGAGGAGCCGTCTTCTCCGAACTATCCCTGGCCGGGTCTGAACTGTCCGGGCTGGCCATGGAAACGGGTGATGAGCTTTATGACCTCGTCGACCTGATGGGCCACCCCGGCTGGATGATGGACCTGACCAGGGACATTCAGTGCCAGATCGTTTTCGACGGAGGGGCGACGGGCGGTCGATCGGGAATCGTCTGGAAGGCGTTCTGTAAGGGCCTCGCATCGGGCGTGGCGATGACCGACGTCTTGGTCTCGCCCGACGGATCGATCACCTTCGCGTCGTTCACCGAAGCTGCGGTGGTCAGCGGCATCTTCAAGACTGAGTGGAAACCGTTCAACGTCAGCGGGGCCGGCTTAGCCACGGATTCGTTTCTTGGCGTATGCATTGAACTCGACGCGGACGGCACCGCCTCGGCGGATGAGCTCAAGCTGATCTGCGCCAGGCTGAAATACACGATCGCGGCCTGCGACCCGAGCGGACGCCGGCAATTGACGTAGCGAAAAACGCTTCCGTCGCTCGGGGTAGGTCGGTCGCCCGGCCGCTCTACCTCGGCGGCGGACATTCGGAGTCTTGAGACAAGGAAACGAAGTTCCCGACGCAAAGACGCTAAGGCGCAAAGTTTACCCTTAGCGCCTTTGCGTCTTTGCGTGACCCATGCCGACTGTCGACCTATCTGGCGTGGTGCTTTCTCAATCGGTCGGCGTCGCCCCGCTCTACGTACACGTGGACTGCAGCGCCGCAACGACCGACCACGCACCGGGCCTCATCCTCTACAACGACAAAGTCACGTTCAACGACGGGTCCGCCAATACCGACGCGACCGCGCAAGTGCGCGACGTGACCGGCCGGGCCCTTTTCATGAGCAACAAGACGGTCAACGATCCAAGTGGATCCGGCGTTGACCTACTCCTGAGCGACTACGCGACCCTTAAAGACCTCATCCAGCAGGCTTCGCCGACGGGTATCGAGGCCTACTTTTCGGCGGGGGGCGGCAACCGCGGATTCAGGGCCATTACCACGCGGCCTACGGTTGCGGCGACGGCGTTGTCGCTCACGTCAGCCGCCGTCTCTTGTTTCGGCGTCGAAAAGGCGATGGTGCTGGAATTGGATGGCGTCTTCAACGCCTTCCACGACGTGATCTTCCGGATCGATTTCGGGGATCCCGCGGGGCGACGATGGGGCAACCGCCAGGACGTCAACAACAACGTACACCTGGGGCCCATCAGCGGGCACGTGTACGAGACGCCCGGCTCCTACACCATCACGATTTCTGCGTTCACCCACCGTGGTCTGGTCGCCACCAAGACGATCGCCGTGGCAGTGAGTGCCTTCGCGGGCACGACGTATTACTTCGCTCAGGCCGGGTCGGACGGGGCGGCGGGCACCAGCGAAGGAGCCGCCAAGAAGACCTGGACGCACGCGATGACCCTGGTCGCGGCCAATATCCGGTTGCTGTTCAAACGGGGCGACACATGGCCCAACACGGACGTCACCGCTAGGAAAACGATCACGGTGGCGGACACGACGACCACCGCGTTCATCATCGGGGCGTACGGCACGGGGGCTCGGCCCATCTTCAACTGTGCCAACAACATCGGCCCCTACGACCTCGGTGCGGCGGACGGCGGGCGAGTGACCGACGGTCGCTACGTGGGGACGAACGGGTCCGGTGCGCCTGGGACCGGAAACTGCATCACTTCGATCGGGCAAAAAGGGCTGCTGTTACGGCTCGATCTGAACGGGTTCCTAAACGGCCTCAGTCAGGGCAGCAGCACCCCGCCCAAGGCGGACTTCGGTATCGTCGATTCCCGCATGCGTGAGATGCGGGACTACGACATCTACACCCAGGGCACGACGAGCGGAGCGCCGGAAAGCCACGTCGGCATCCTGGCCAACGTACTGATGGCGGTCCGGGACGAGCACCACATCCGGTTCCACGGCGCAAAGTCGGTCATGGGGTACAACTACTTCGGTGGGCGGATCAACGACGGGAAACACTATCTCCGGGTTCTGGGCAATTTCAGCGGGGCGGGGAACGAATCGGAGTTCAATCAAGTCTGCGACAACGTCTTTGCCCACCCGAACCACGCGTTCAATCAGTCCTTGATCCAAATTGGCGCTCAAAATTCAACGAGCATCCGCAATCTGCGCGACCTGATCGTCGAACGAAACGTCATCCGCAATCGGGACGACTACCTACGGGAGACGTTCGACGAGCCGGGGTCCTGGGTCTACGGAACCGGCTGGGCCCATGATGAGGTGAACGATGAGGTCGATTTCACCGCCCCGGCCGCCAATCTGGAATTGAGACTCAGCGTTACCGGCGGGCTGACCTACAAGGTGCGCTACACCCTGCGAAACATGACCGCCGCGACCGTGACCATCCAACTCGGCGGCACGTCAGGAACCGTGCGATCGACTAACGGCACCTTCACTGACACCATCGTCTGCGGCGGCTCGAGCAGTCAGGACTTGGAAGTGGCTGCTACGGGCGCCGGCACGATCGACGACATCATCGTCAGCGGGGCGGCAATCGTCGGACTCAAGACGGCCTTCCAGTTGGACCCTGGCGCCGCAACCTCCACGATGAGCAGACTCACCTTCCGAAACAACGTCATCGACGGGTGCAAGACCGGGATCGACACCACCGCAACCGCCGGGATGGTGATGAGCGATTTCTGGCTGTGGAACAATCTGTATACACGCGTCCTCGATGGCAACGCTCGCTTCTTCCAAGGGGATTTGGCGTTCACCGGTTTGGTGCTAGCCAACAACGTCATCAACCTACCCGGTGCCGACAGCGACGCGGTCAAACAGCGATTCTTTACCGTTGCAACGGCCCACCTTCGAACGGACATCTTCGAACTGGGGAATCAGGTCTACATGCCCAACGCGACCTCTGCGCAGGTCATCACCGCGCAGGGCACGACCTACACCCTGGCCGCGTGGCAGGCCCTGGCCTTCCCCGATGCTGCGAAGGGTGACGGCGACGTCACCGCGGCCCCGACGTTCAAACGCGGATACTGGAACGGAACCGCGGGCTTGAAGATTCTTGACGCCACGCTGCCCACGTCGCCCGCCAGCGAGCCGAGCGGTATGGAATGGGATGCTTACTACGGCCGTCTCTGGGGCGTCGGCGATGAAGCCCGAATCTGGCACTGCCTGCCGGACGGCTCGGACTTGATCAAGTTTCCCGGCGGGAACACCCGCTACAGCCCGGCCCATGATTTCGAGGGGATCACCATCGCCGTGCCGGGCAGCAACTTCGTCTACACCCTCCAGGAACGCGAAGTCGCGGACGTCGACGACACGATCACGATCAAGGAGATAAACCGAACGACCGGCGCGATCGTTCGAACCTTCGTGCTGACCGGAGTCAGCGGCTTCCCGAGCCCTTCGGACCCCAACCTGGGTCCGGAGGGCTTGTGTTTTGTGCCCGACGTGGACGACGCCGAAGGTGGTCTGTTTCACCTGATTGTGCAACAGACGCAACGCGTCCACGTATTTAGGCTGAGCATCAAATCCAGCCCCTCCGCGGTGGACGTGACCCACGTCGAGTCGTACCTGCCGGCGGACGGGGCGTGGACCGAAGGGAGCGGGTTGAGCTACGACCCCACCGACGACACGATCTACGTCATCACCGACGCGGAAGCCCTGATGCGGATCCTCGATCGTCATGGTGGGTTCATTGAGCAGTTAGCGTTGACCGCGGAGGCGGGGTTCGGGGCGCAGGAGGGCGTGGCCGTAACGGACAAGTACCTGTTCATCGCCAACGACACGCCTCCGGCGGTGTTCCGTTATGATTGGGGCGGGATCCGGTATCGATCCTTGTCGGCGTCCAGTCCGCAAGTCAACGTTGGATTGCGGGTACCGAGCGCCATCGCGGACATGGACGGGAACCATCGAGCTCAGTCGACCGCCTGGGACATGGGGCCATACGAGTTAGGGGCGCCGCCGCTGCCCGACGTGTGGGGCCCGTGGTTGGCGGGAATGGGCGGAATCGTACAGGCTGCTCGTGGTTTGAGCGTCTTGGCCGTGCCCGGTCGTTTCCCTCCGTTCGATTTGACCGCCCCGCCGGGCGGACCCGCGTCAACGCCAGTGGTGGTTAGTCGAGGGCACGGTGTGTTCATTCCGCCCGGCATTCGGATCGGTGGGAAGCACTGATGTTCGATGTGGGATGGCGGATGTGGGATGGCGGATGTGTTGCGAATCGCGCCACGTCCGACATCCGACATCCGCCATCCCACATCGAACATCCCACATTCCACATTTCACATAGGGGCCGCTGATGGGGTTGATGAACCTCCAGACTATGCGGGAGTTCACCGGCCAACTCATGGGCGACACGTCGGGCACGCTCTTTACGCCCGAAGTGCTCCGCGATTGGATCAACCTCGCGTATGAGAGCGTGTACGACCTGCTGGCGGAGTCCGCCGCAAGCTGGAACATGCACGTCCCGACGTCGGCGGCGATCATCACCACCGTGGCCAAGACCCGTGAATATCTGTTGCCCTCCAACGTGTACAACATCAGGCGAATCCTGGAGGTCACCCGCACGGACGTCAGTCCACCCCAGCGGCTGGCTATTTTGGATTCATCCGCCCGCGATGGGGGCGATGGACCCGGTCGGCGAAGCTGGACGAACGCGGAGTGTGGCGCGGTGTACGTGTATCGCAGAGGAAATCCGCCTGGTTTCGATTCATCCCCGACGGCGCAAGTTACCGACATGGCCTGGGTGGTAGGCTTCTCGGTCCAAGATCCTGGGGTGCAAACACTTAGGGTCGATTTTATGCCACAGCATGCCCAGTTGATTGCTGATGAGCAATTGCCGACCGACGTTCCGCCAGAGCTGATGGATCTGATCGTCTATAAGGCGGCGATCATCGGGAAAATAAGCATGAATCGTGACGCGTCCGGGTCGGAAAGGCTGTATGCCGAAAAGCTGGCATCCAGCCGACGAACCATCACCCAAATGGCGGGCCGCGGCACGCGGTGGCTCTGATGCCGCAACCTCGACTGCCCGCGTTCTCCTTCACCGGCCCGTTCATGGGCCTCAATACGACCCACGATCCGCGTCACCTGGCGCCCGGCTTTGCGGCGCGATGTCGGAACCTTTTGCTCAGCGAGGGCTACTTGCGGCCCAGGCCACCACTGAAGATTTGGGGCGTACCGTTCGGGGCGTACCGCGTGCCGTTGAAACCCATTTCGCTATTCGTCTGGCAGTCGGACGAGGCTGGGCCGGCGCCCGCCAGCGATTCTTTCGTGATCGCTCAGGCCACGGACGGCGTCGACCTGGTCTATATGAGCTATCCCTTTGGCGTTAACGGCCTCGGTGATTGGCGCGTCATGAATTTCGCGCAGGGTGGAATCAATCGGGGGTTCGGACCCGCAAGTTACGTAGTGTTTGGGAATCAGTTGTACATCGCGGACGGCGGACATCGCGTGTTGCGCTTCGACCGAGCGAGCGACCGAATGTACAACGTCGGAATCCAGCCGCCTGGGAGTGAGGCTTTTACGGTATGGGGACTGTTGACCGAAGCCGGGCCCGGTATCACACCGGGTGATCTTCAGTTCGCCGTGACCTACTTCGACGTGGCTACCGGGTTCGAGTCCAACCCGCTCTACAGCCCGATCGTGTCCGTACCCTTCCCGCCCTTCTCGGCTAAGGCCATCGGCGTCGTCTACAACGGTCCGCCCGCGACGCGGAACACCGAAGGCATCACCCACTTTAGAATCTACAAGCGAAACCTGAGCACCAAGGAAGTTGGGTATCGGTTGTGTTACACCGCCGGTATCGATCACCTGGGTGAGCACAAGCTGAATTTGGGTGACGGGGTTCTGGAGCAATTGGGTATCAGCACCGCCAGTTCCGGCCCGTGGGCCCCGTCGCTCAACGGTCTTCCGCCGGAGAAAACAACGACCGTGTACGCTTTCCAGGGACGGATGTGGTACGCCTCGACCCTAGCGGACGATCTCTACTTTTCAGCGCCGGGCGTCGCCGCTCACGTCGATTCGTCACCGCTGACCGGCTCATTTCGCCGTGTGGGCGAGTCGGACGGGATTGGGATCACCGGCTTGGCGGAAGTGTCGGGCAGTCTGGTCATTGGCAAGCCGCGTGCGTTGTGGCTCCTGGGCGGGCAGGTCACTCACCAAAGCAACGAAGAGGTGGCGACTGGGGTACCCGCACCGGCTCCGACCGACCAGTTGATCCGCTCGCGGTCGGACGTCGGCTGCGCCAACCGCGGCGGCGGGAACGGGCTGATCGCGGCGGCCGGGGGCGTCTACTTCAATGCCGACTCCGGGTTCTTCCGCTTCAACGGTGACACCAGCGTCGTCCTGACCGACCTGATCAAACCAACGTGGCTTGCCTTTGCACGCGGTCAGTTTCAGGTCGAGCTCGGCGAGCAGAATCAACGTATCACCTATGCGCTGGACCGAACCAATGGCATCCTTTACATGTGCCAGTCGAACGCACTCACGCCCTATCAAGAGTTCCCGTTCGGGAAGAGCCCCGTCCCCGTGTTGGCCTATCACTATGGCCGCGATCGGGGTGACGGGGTAGGGGTCTGGTCGGAGATCACCCACGAACCCGGCGGAAGAATCACCTGCGTGGCCGGCGTTCCCGCTGAGTCGATAGCCGCTGATCCAAGCGTTCCCCAAACACCCGCAGAGGACAAGTACCGAGCCGAGTGGCTGGCGGGCCTGGTCAATTTTGTACAGGGCGCCCCGCCCAACGGCGCCTACCTGTGCAGCGATCGCTACCCCGATAACGCTGCTGCAGACTGGGAATACGCAAGCCCCGCGTTCAATTTCGCGGCGGGCCTGCGGCAGTTGGTCCACTGGCTACGAATTCTGCACCTCGAGGCGGTCTACCTGCCGAACGAGGGAGTGCCGGCTGGGTTTGGAATGGTTGACGTATCTTGCCGCTCCGGTGACGCCGTGCTGCGAACCGCCGCCATAGACCTCAAGAACGGGGTGCACACCGCTATCGTGGTACAAGCGGCGGCTGAAGACTTGCAGGTGATCTTGTCGTCCAATGCCGACTGGGTGAACGGCTGGGATCCAAGTGTCCTAATCCGGGGCGTGCAGATAGACTTTGAGCCGATTGGCGAGTTTTAGAATGCCGCGGGGTTCGTCGCTGCTCTTTGCGGCTTGGCGTCGGTGCGCGAGACGCCTAGGCCCTTGCAACTTGTCGCGCATTGACGCGAAGACGCAAAGAAGAGAGGAAATCAGATGGCTACGCCGTTCAGTTTCGTACGTGAATACACTCCGACCGGGGTGAACACGACGCAGTTTCAGATCATCGCCGCGGCCAATCGCGACATCGAGTTGCTCGCGATTGAGCTCATCCCCCAGGGCTCCACGTCCGCAACCGCCCCGATCAAGTTCGTGTTGAAAAAGGCGACGGATGGGGGCGCCGGGGTGGCAAACACCGATGGGATCATCAAAGGGCCACGTGTGGTGGTCGCCATCGCCACGACCTTCCTTATTTGGTCGGCGGCTGAGGCTGAGCCGGCTTATGGGCCGGAGCCGGCTTCCCTGCGCCACACTTTCGGCTGTCATCAGCAAAGCCCACGACTGTGGGTCCCGCCGGAACAGGTAATCATCCCCGGCGGGGAGCGATGGTCGGTCGTATACAAGGCGGGTCCGCTCGTCTTGGTCGGATACCAGGCCTACTTCAGGGAATAACCCGTGCCCGGCGGCGGCGGTCCAGTTCAACCCGTGCCCCCCCCGGCATCGGGGCCACCACCGGTTCCAACTGGTGGGCAGCCTGATCCACCGGCCGGACTGCTGCAGAGTCCGTATGCGGGATGTCGGATGTCCGATGTCGGATGTGGCGCGAGTCGCAACACATCCGCTATCCCCAATCCGACATCCGACATGGCCATTTGGGTGTTGCAGGGTGGCCCGCCGCCGCTCCCGCCGCCGGGGACCTTCGACCCAGGGAGGCGGTAGTTTCCTCCCCGCATGAATGCGGGGGCTCGGGCATCCTTCACCAGACATCATCCGTCACCAGACATCGGAGCACGTAGTGCCGCTACTGGCCCAAACGCATCCTGAGCCGATACTCCGGGAGCTTCGGCAACTGTGGCGGAGCGTGGATGGGTTGCAGGCCGAGGTACGACGGCTGTCCAGGGCGGAGAGTCCTAGTCCGAATGCCATTTCCGGTCGAACGAATCTCCTACAGGGTTCCGTAGAGGCCTGGACCTACCTCCTGGACACGGGTCCGATCACGTTCACGGCGTCGCCGCAGAAGGTGACGTGGTTGGTGGGTGCGATCCGGGGCAGCTACACCCACCTGGCGCTTTCCGTCGCCATCATCAGCCGAGTTCTGTCCGGCATCGTCACCGAAAAATGGACCCTCGCCGGGCAAACCGCGGTCCAGCCGCCCTTTGTCAACCTTGGGGCGTCGCCGCCGGCGGTGAATTCCGCCTCGAAGCAGCTCTACGCCTGGGACGGAGCGGGGGTCGGACCGTTGGTGGTTCCAGCCGCCTTGGGGGATGCGGGGGCTGGGTACCCGAACCGCGCGTACTATCCGCACTGCCCGATCGAGGCGGACAGTATCGACACGCTGATCCTGGAAGGTACGTTCACGGGCGGGGTCAGCATCTGCATGCAGGCGATGCTGGTCGGAATGTACGTGCGGCACCGGAACAGCGCCGGGCAGACGGTGGACCCACGGTGGATCATCGGCTGCCAGGGGCCTTAGGATGTCGGATGTCGGAGGTGGAATGTATGCGTGTTAGTGAAACGCATACATCCACAGTCCACATCGAAAAGAGGTTGGTACGTGCACGTGCACGAGGTTGGATTCGATCTCGAGCTGGTGGCGACGGACGAGCTCTGGAAGGAGCTTGGTCGCCGTTTCGAAATCGCCTCGATGGTGTCGAAGGATCCGGTCGACGGTCACCTACAGGTATTGAGCACGGCCAAGACCGCGTTGGAGGTTTTGGGTTTGTTGTCTTTGGGCCAGCAGGCGGTCGGGAAAGTCCTGTTTGAGAGCGCACCCGGCGGGCAATGAGTAAGCAACTGAAAAACATGTTCAACGGAAACTTGCCCGCGACGGCATTGATGTTGTTGGTCGGCCTGGGGAGCGGAACGGGCGGGGTATATTTCTCGGCACCGAGCACGGAAAACATCCGCTCCATCGTGCGGACGGAGTTCGATCGCCTGTCGGAGTTCTCCCGCGCGGAACGGATCGCCCAGATTGCGGCCGCGGTCGGACCGCTGGCCGAGCAAATCAAAGGTTTCGGTGACATCGTGGCCGCGTACGGGGTCACCCGGATGGAGGGCTTCCAACGACTCAAGGCCGTGGAAACGCAAATCGACGAGAAGTCCGACGCGGTCAATAAGCGATTGGATTCAGTCGACGCCGCGCTCCTGAGGCTTTGCGACAAGGTGGATCGGCTTCTGACGGGCGGTGTACGCGAACCATGACGCCCTGCGCGTGTTGGGGCGTTTTAGGACGGTTGTTTTACAGAAAGGAAAGCAAATGGCGGCAGACCAGGGACTTATCGATTCGGTAGCGAACGAGAACGTGAAGGTCGGGGCGGGTGCGCCGGTGCACTACGCGGCATCCTTAATGCAGGCCCACGCGGGGCACATGGCCAGGTTGAACATCATCGCTGAAAACGGGCTGCAGGGATTCCTCGCCGTGCATCAGGCTGCCACCGCGGCGGCGGTCCGGGCGTTCACCGAAATGGACGCGCTGGAGGCGATGAGCAACGCGGTCATCGGGCAGCAGGGCGCCAAGGTGGCGCAGAGCACGCCGCCGGAGACCGGGAAGGTTTAGCCCGATCTCGGACCTGGGACGTCGGACGTGGCGCGTACATCCGTCACGTCCGACGTCCGACGTCCGTCGTTCCACGTTCGAGGTTCAGAGTGGCCGCTAAGAAAAAACTGATCCTGTGGCTGGAAATCAACAGCCCGCTCTCCACGTTCGATCAGTTGGAGCCGCTCAAGACTCGCGATCCCGCGTGGACCGGATCGACCACCTACAAGACGGCCGTCGAGCAAGTGTTGCTGCAGTGGTCGTACAGCGGCATGCCCGCGCTGATCACCACGCAACCGCACTATTACGACGCCACCGGCTCATTCCCTATCTTCCGCCCGTACAACGCCTCGACCAACCCCTACGGCTTGATCTTCCCGCCCGGGATGACCATCTATGCCGGGTTCAAGCCCAGTACGCTAAGTCCGATCGATGACGCGAACGACTGGCTGGGCATCGCGGACATGAGTTCGAGGTTTCGGTCGAGCAATAAGCTCTCACCCGAGGTCAGCCGCGATGTGTGCTGTTTCGAAAACGAGACCACGATCATGGGTCCCTTGGAGGCGGGTTTCATTCCAGCGTGGGGCAAGCTCGAGCGCGGGCTACGGGCGCTGTCTCGCACGGGGGTGACCATATGGTGGAACCTGCCACGTATTCTACCGAATCAGTTACCGCTCGCTCCCCAACTTGAGGCGGTGACCAGGCGGTTTCTGAAGACCGTTAGGCGTTCGTGCCGCAACTCGGTCGTGTTCGATGCTACGCGATCGTACAACGCGGCCCCATCGGCCCAGGCGACGTTGCTGGAGCCGCACACGCGGGACGTGATGGGTCCCTCGCGGATCCAGCGCCGGGCGATCGTATCGAACGACGGGCAGTTTCAACTGGGCGACGGGACGATGCACGCCAAGGCGGTCTTTACGCCGACGCTGATCGCCCCGGCGGATCCCAACGTCGCGGGGGTGATCGATCAGGCGGATGTGCTGAACGTGTACTTTGACTTTCCGCGCGACGCGTTGATCGCGGTCAACGCGTTGGTCACGAACCTTTACAGCCGGGGGATTGGGGCGGCGCCGCCGCCGTAGGTCGTTTACACTATGATCGCTGAGACGGAAGCAAATACCCGCTCGATCTCAGCTTCGAGACGTGTACGGCTATTGGGGTGCAACTTACCTAATACGCCTCCCAGATTCTTCTGTGCCCATGCCCAATCAGCGAACGAGGTCGGCCACCGCCCTTCGTATGCCCGGCTCGCCCCGAGCCAGTCGGCCAACATTTCTCGAACGGCCCACTTCGGCATGGGAAGAGGATCGTAGGCATCCATTGGTGGATCACATCGGGTGTGCCCCGTTCGGGGAATCCAATACTCCCAGTGATGGGGATGCCGATTCTGGTGCCGGAGCCATGCAATTGCGAATTCGACGGGTCGGTCATGTGCTCCGAAGAACTGCCGGTCGTAGGCCCAAAGCTCGGACGGTAAAAACTTAGACCAGTCGTGGATAACAAGTCTCCAGACGGGCGCACCCGTTCTCAATCCGGCCAGGAACACGAACCACTTGTGTTTGATCGTTAACCAAATCGTCATGGTTTGACCAACGTGAACGCGGCAGGTTCTTCGGCCAGCAGTAGGAACGTGGGCCGGCACTCAAGTCTCCTTGCGTTCATCAGGTCGGCGTACGACTCGATGTCGAGTTCGATTGAACCCTCGAACGTAGTGCCCGAATGGAATAGCCCGGCAGATAGTTCTACACCAAGTTCCGTTGCGTAGACCGAACGCCCGCCCCGCAGCCAATCGCTGAATACCAACTTGACCGGTACCTTCAATCCTTGTCCTCCATGCCCTTGACGATGGATGGCGGCGTTCGGAACCGTGCTCCTGCCGTCGCTCATACAGTGGGCAAATAACGCGTCCACCTCTTCATCATCGATCAGCGGCCAAAGGTAATAGGTCCGACACCGTCACGTCATCCTGCGGACATGCCGCCATCGGCGGCGAATTCGGACCCGCCGCGCGTGGTACGCCTTTCGGGCAGACTTCTCAAGCCACCGGACATGCCGCCATCGGCGTCGAATCCGTCCTGTGTATTCCTCCTGGTTTACGTCCATCACGAACCTTTCCTCAGTCCCGGCCCCGGCGTATCCCGCCGGGGCCAAGGACGGGAGGGGAAAAACTGTCCGGCTGCGGTTGGTCGTCAGGTGCCGGACTACTCTGGTAAACTCCAGAGACCCGTGTAATCACACTCCAGCCGAGTGCGGGCGCTCTTGCATCCGAGCCTTCGCGCTCCGTACCGGGGTTTTTCGCCTCATGGCGTCTCGGCCCGGAGGATTTCAACGTCCGATGCCGTCGGATTGCGACGGACCTCAGCGACCCGCATCCCCGCCCGTTCCAAGCCCAGGTCGAAGCCGCCGATCCCAGTGAACAAGGAACCGAAGGTAAATTGAGGCATCACGCCCGAGCGGCAGCTTGTACCGGCATCTCGTTCCACTCCTGCCCGCGCCACTTTCGCCCGCGAGCTTTCTTGTGGATGCCGCCCCACTGTTTGAAGAAAAACGGCACGCCCGCCGCGATGCACTGGTCGTGAACGTTTGCCACCCACTCCGGCTTCATCACTCGAGCGCCGGGACCGCTCTCGCCCCCGACGATCACCCAATCGATATTGGTCAGGTCCAGCGGCCCGATATCCTCAAGCAAAGGTTCTACGCTCAAGAATCGCACGCACGGCCCGATGATTTGCCGCAGGTCGTCAATCCTGGGCACCCCCCTGGTTCGATCTTCGACGCTGACCCCAACCCATAACGCCGGCCACAACAGCGGGGCGATCGCCGTTGAAGTCCGTCCCCATGAGTCCACGAACGTACGCATTCGGCGGGCGCGTTTGGTCAACACCTGGTAGACGTGGCGCTGGTTGAAGGCCATCACCTCGAACACGCGTTCGATGTACACCATCGGCACCGATTCGTGGAACAGGTCGCTCATCGAGCAGACGAATATCCGCCTGGGCTTCTTCCATCGGCTCGGATCGCCGAGGGACTCGGGCACCAGACGCAACTCGAAGCCGTCTTCGTAGGGGTGCCCTTCGACCCCTTTGAAGCGATTGGCGAACCGCTCGGCGTAGCAGTGGGTGCAGCCGGGGCTGACCTTGGTGCAGCCCCGCACCGGGTTCCACGTTGCGTCCGTCCACTCGATGGTAGAAACGTTGCTCATTCGTAATGTTCCCGATCGCTCGACGGCGCTTCCGCACAGGTCCCAAGGGTCAACAACTCATCGGTCCAGTTATTCATGATGACGACTCGCCTTCTCCTTCGTCTTTAACTATCCATCGGCGTTTCTGCTGAATCTGCCGTATCTGCTCGGCCTCGCAAAGGCCGCAAACCGGAAATGTGAAACGGCTCGACCAATGATGCAGCGTCACGGTTGCATAGCCTCGATCCGTCGGCTTAACCTCGCACGAACACATAAAGCATTGAGGCTTGTCGACGACGACAATCACTGGCACACCTACCCCATCCCCCATCCGACATCCGACGTCCGACGTCCGACATCCAACATCAAAAAAGTGGTCCGATGCGGTCAGATTTTGCCGCGGTCGTCACCGCGCAACCCAGCCTTGTGCCCGTTACAGGTGCTCGCGGGCCCATCAGGACTGACCAGTTGGGACTGCCTATATCCACCCTTACACCCTGGGGATGGACAGGCGCACCGAACAGAGGACGGCCACCGCGAATCAGCGCTGCGGAACACTCGCCTGTTCCGGTCGACCTTGATCGGAGCTTTCGTCCTCTAAAAAGCGTCTGGACCTAACGCGACCCAAAGGTCAATTCGCTAAGCCGATACGCCTTATCACGACGCCGCGAGGCTTGGACCCGAACTGCCCAAGCCGTCGCGACGTTATACAATGTACATCACTACGGCCAGGCGGTCAAGCACAAAATTCGGTGTCAAGTATTCCAAAAACCATTCACGTGGATTTCACAGCGGGCGAGCCGCCACGTCCCGCAGCAGCCGGGCCGCTCGTCGCATCCGGTCGCGGTCCCGACGCTTGGCGGATTCGGCGCCGGGATCCACGCCGGCGTCCACCCCGAGCGACGGCATACGCACGAGCTCCGGGCGGTGGTCCAACGACTTCGAACCCGCGATCAACTGCGAAACCAACCGGATGCCCTCCAGGCGTTCCTTCTCCGGTTTGTCCTTTACTCCGTCCGGGCCGTGGCTGCGGAGCACGGCGCTGCCGATCGTTGGGATCCCGTTGACCCGGTAAAGCTGGATCATCTTGGGCCAGGATCGGTCGGCGACCGTTCCCTGGTAGATTTCTCCGCCCTCAGCGGGCACCCACGTGCCCGGCTTGGCATTGTCACCAGCTACGGCCTGTCGCCAGCCGGACATGGCGTGGACCTCGGCGATCTCCATGATCGGGTCCCACCCTTTGATCGCGGAATCCACGCGGTAGGACTCGCGGTACACATAGACCAAGCCCTGGAGGTTCCAGCGCGTGACCGCGTATCGCAGGGCGTCACACGCGTGGTCCTGTTTCTTCAGCGGCTCATCGGGTCGGTCCGGGTCCCACCGGTACCCGAGCAGCTCCCGGATGGTGTTCGGGCACTTGGGACTGACCAGGAGCGCCGATGGCCCGGGGAACACCGCGAGCCACAGGCATACCTGAGCCGATTCGCCTTGGCCCCAGTCTATGGCTCGGTAGCGGATCGTTTCCTGGTAGAGCGGGACGTCCCCGATGCAGCGTTGGGACGTGAACAGCGGGTAGATGCGGCCCGCGGCGAACTCCCAAGCGTCAGCCTCGCTCTCAGGGTATTCGCGCTTACGCAAGATGGGCGAAACGGCGTCGAGTTCCGCACATCGCGTCTGGAACCAGACGTCATCGCGCCCCGCCCGCTCGGCCCAACCCAGGAACGTCGGGACCAGGAGCGTCGGGCCACGCCCGGTATTCGGATCGAGCAGCTCCCCGAATGACCCATACGTCGCCCGCCATAGGTCAAAGAAGTCTCCGTGCGGGCCGTCAGAGGTGGAGATCACGAAAAGCTGACCGGACGCGACCTCGAGCGCTGGGCGTATGGCAACGACGCAATCGCCCAGCGCTGGGCACCGGGCGGCCTCGTCGATAATGATCAGGTCCCCACTGACGCTCCGCGCCGCTTTGCCCGATCCGGCAAGGCACCGGAGCTCACCATTGTGACCGCGGGCCTCGAACCGCACTTGCTCCTCGTTGTTTTTGGTGGGCGTTAGTCGCATCGACGTGGGCAGTTGATCGTGCATCCACAGGAAGCGGCGTTTGAAGTCCTGCGCATAGCCACGCTCCTGGGCCAAGACCATGACCGAAAAGTAGCGGGTGTAGATCAGCCGCCAAAGGGCGTAGGCCACGCACAGCCAGGTCAGCCCGAGCTGTCGGGCTTTCAGCGCGATGAGCGACTCACCCGACGCCATCAATGCCGCGATCCGCCCCTGGCCCGGGAAGAAGATCAGGGGGACAGGCCGCTTGTTGGCCTTGTCCAGGACCTTGGCGTACCTCGAACACCAACGCTGGAAGCCTTCGAATCCCCGCTGCGTACTGCAGAGGGCGTATTCCTCGATCGCGGATGGCGGACGTCGGATGTCGGACGTTAAGGCGATTGTTGTCACATCCGACATTCCAGATCACACATCCGACATCGAAACCTGGGCGAGCGCGGCGGCCATCTCTTCAGCCATGCCGATGGTGTCATTTGCGGCTTGGCCGGTGTCGCGTCGCTGCGACGCCAGCTTTAGTGCAGCGGTGACCACGCCGTACTCTGCCGTTGTGACCGCCGCACGTGTTCGCTCGAGCGCCACGAGTCGCCGCATGGCTCGTTGGCGGGTCTTGGGATTGGCCGATTCGATTTCCTCGCGGACGAGCTGTTCGGCTTTTCGCCATATCTCGGCGTGGTCCGGGCTTTCGTGCCGCCCGCGCAGACGGCGCATCGTGGTCAGCGCCGTTTCGATGGTGTCGGCCAGCCAGGCGGTGTCCGTCGACGTCGGACGTGGGGCGTCGGACGTCGGATGTTCGGTGCGATCCCCACCGCGTACGACGGGCGGTTTCCTGCCCGCATGAACGCGGGTGATCGGGCGGCTGCGTGTTTTAGCTTTTGTGTTGGTCTTTCGCATTTTGCCCATTGCGTTCACGAGGCTCGCGCTATACATTGTAGCTATGTCCAAGAAGGTGTCCAAGAAGGTGTCCAAGAAGGCTTGGGCCGTCGCGGCGGCAAAGGCAAATGCGGAAGCCGGAAGGATTGGCCCGACTACGCGGGCGGTGCGGCGGCTGCCGGCGAACGGAGCGGCGAAAGCGAGAGCGGCGTCCGGCAGTGGTCGGGTTGTGATCCGGCGAGAGCGGCTCATCAACGATCATGTGCTGATCCGAATGACGAGCGAAATGAAGCAAGCTTTGGTGCGCCGCATCAAGACGAACCGTGTGAGTGAGTTTCTGCGCGAGGTCATCGCGAAAGCGTTGCACGGGGAGGTGGACGAGCGGTTCGCGCGGAGCGAGCAGAAAGCCCACCCCGCCTTGGGGCGGGCGTTGAAGCGATTGGGAGAGGCTGAGCCGGCGCCGTGCACGCCGGTGGCGATTGAGTGGATGGGCGACCGGTGAGTATCGCAAAGACGGCGGCGCGAACGCCGGTCAGCTTCGCCGTCCCATTCCTGCCGAGGGGAAAGCAATCGACCGAGTTCAATCGGACCAAGAACGCTAAGGGCCGGTATGCCCACGCGGTTCCACGGGTGAAGCGGAACGCGAGGTCGATTGCGGCGTTCGTGCCGTATTTGGACGCTCCGTTCGAGGGAGCGGTGCGGGTCGATCTGACGTGCGTTTACTACCGCGTCGGAATGGATCTGGCGTGGAAGGTGACGGCGCCGGACGTGGAACAGTTGGCCAAGCAAGTGATCGACGTTCTGGCCGCGTGTCAGTATTTCGCCGGAAGCGACGCTCAGGTGGCGTTGCTGACGGTTCGCAAGGTTTTGTCAGCGCCGCCGGATTCGGTGTTCGAAGCGGAGACGACCAAAAAGCCTCTCGAAGAGGGGTACGTTATGGTGGTGGTCAGTGATCTAACTGGAAATTCGCAATGGGAGCAAGCGACGTGATGGAATCGACGGTTAGTGAAGAGACGGTAGTGCAGGGAGCGCCTGAGACGTTGACGAACGGAGCGAAGCGTGGCCGGTTGCAGGTGTGGACGGAGTTCAATCGGCATCCCGCCACGGCGTGGAAAGACCATGTGCCGGGCTTCCCGGCTCCGGCGAACAATGTTCCGCTCGTTGCGCCGCTGTCGGCAGTGGCCAATGAGGTGCGGCGCGTGTGGCACGGGGTGGTGGAGTTGGTCCACGTGACTACGGTTCCCAACTACGTCGACGATTGGGCCGCGGTGATGCCGGCGACGGAAGGGCACGTGCCCTGGAAGTTGGGTTTCAAGCCGGACGCAATGCCCAGGTTTCAATCGCCGGACGCGTGGTTCAAGCTGCTGGGCGTGTTCGCACGCTGCCAGCAGCTCGGTCGCCAGCAGCGAGGAGGTGCGTTGGTCGAGCGCACGCCAGTGATCGTGGAGTGTGAGACCGCGTTCAAACCGGTATCGAGCGGTATGGAAGCGTACAACGCGGCGGATTGGGAGCAATGTGTAGACGCCCTAAGGATGTTGCACGGCGTCCCGATGCTCTGGAACCTGCCGAACATTCAAGAGGACACCCCGGCCCCTGGTGATCTTCATGCTGACACGCTGGCCCTGTGCAAGGTGTTGTTGTCGTGTTCGGATACGAATCTGGTCTCGGCCCAAGAGGGATGGCTGACGCACACGCCCGCGGACGCCGCCCTATTGGTGGAGACGCTGGCGTTGGCCGGAATCGATCGCGTGTACCGCAAGTTCTACGTGACCTTGGACGGCCGGTGGAATCACAGGCCGGGTGAGTTCTATAGCAGGTTGTGCTACACGCCGCAGCAGTTTGTCGATCATCTGCTGGCAAACCTGGACGGTTGGGGTGGTCCGTATGCACCGCCGGTGATCATCTACCCGGACGGGATGAGCATGATCCCGCTGGCGGCAATGCTGGGTGAGGCGTTGGCCAAGGCGGGACTGCTTTAGCGATGGCGGATCTGGGATGTCGGATGTGTTGCGACTCGCGCCATATCCGACATCCGCCATCCGACATCCCACCTCGGCGATCCGCGTGGTAGGATTCCGTTGTGGCTTGGCAGAATCCATTCGATCGGGATCCGGCGCGACCGGGGTGGCAGTTCCGGAGACCGCCGCCGCCGCCGGATGATTTCTGGGGAACGGGGCCCGGCCAGCCGCTGACGCTAGTCGGTCGACCGGGCGGCGCCCCCGGCAGCACGAATCCCGCAGAGCAGCCTTGGGGTGCCACAGGAAACTTCTGGGACTACGAAGGACTGACGTTCGACCCAAATCTGAGCGACAACTGGCGCTACACCCAGACTGGGGCTGTCGTTCGGTCTGACTTCCTAGACGTTCCCGACTACTACCCGGAGGCGCTGCAGGACCCCGCCGACTTCTACGCGGCCTATCAGGGCATCCCGGAACCGTTTCGCCCGTACTATTTGGCGACCCTTAGAGACGCGACGCAAAACAACGCCGACATCGAAGAGCAGCGACGGCTCGCGGTGCAGGGCCTTACCCAGGAACGGAATCGGATTCGTGGCGAGCAAGAGGCATGGCGGAACAGTCCGGAGCGACGGGCGACGCTGAACGCTTGGCAAGAACGGTCGCGGCCATCGTTCTCCATTGTGAGCCCAACGGAGCAAGCGGCGTACGATCGCGTCGTTGCTGGCAACTACGCCCGGAACCTGCGTCAGAGTCAGGAGAGCGCCGCGTCACGCGGGGTGCTGTCGTCGGGCTCGCAGTTAGGGGCCGAGGCTGGCATTCGGGCCGCCGCCGACGTGGGCGGCTTGACCATTCGAGCGGCGACCGATCAGGCTAACGCAGCGGCTCGGGAGCGGGCCCTGGGCAACGTGGGGACGCTCCAGACGGCTCAGGCTGGTTTGGACCTCCAGTACAACACCATGCACGCCGCGGTGACCGATCAGTTGTCCAGAATGCGGGCCGGTTTCGAGAATCAGCCCACGGATTACGTCGCGTTCGGTCAGCTTGGGGTGGCTTGGGACGCCTATCAGAACATGCTTGAACAGCTTGACGAGGACGAGCTGCGTTTCGAGGAGGCCACGCGGGTCGGGTTCTTGGACGTTCTCAACCTCGTCGCGGGCGTGGCGTTGGGACTTCCCGGTAGCGGAATTCCCGAAGCGCTCGGGTTCGCGGGACGTGGTGGGGAAGAGGATGACGACTGATGGCGAGATACGGAATCCCAACCGGCGCGGCGATCAACACGGCGGGTGCTCTGTGGTCGGGATGGGACGCCACGGCAAACCGAGCGTTGACGCTTAGGGCCGCAGCGGTGCAGGCCTACCAAGACGATCTTAATAGGTTGTATTCTACGATTTTCGGGGGCTTGGCGTCGTTGCGCAACCAAAGAGCACAAGCTAAGGCGCAAGCCAAACAATCAAGTGGGTGGGGGGCGTTGGGCGGGGCTGGCGGCGGGGCGATCATCGGCGGCCTGGTGGGTGGCCCGGCTGGGGCCGCGTTAGGGGCCGGGTTAGGCGGGGCCGCCGGGCAAGTGATTGATGCTGAGGTATCCGGGTCTGGCGGCGGCGGCACACAGGCGGCGAACACGTTCACCAGCACCCTGCAGAGCTATTACCAAGCGCAGCAACTGCGGGGACCGAATATCTGGGCAACTCCGCCTCAATCGATGCCGATCCCGTCGTTCGCTGGTCCGCAGTACGGGAGGTAATGGCGATGGTGATGTCTCCGCCTACGTTTGGCGGCTTGGAACGCGGGCCGTTTTACGACATGCCGCCTCAACCGTCGGCCAGTTTGCGGGCCGCGATCGGCCAGATCGCGATGGAAGATGATCCGCTCCAAGGCTCGATCAGGGAAGGCCCGGTCCCGGTGGACTGGCCTCAGCCGGGGCGAACGCATCAACCGGTAGCTGATCAGCGTCGGGTTTCTGCCATTGCTCCCCGACCGGTGGGTGGTGGCCTGATTCCTTCGTCGCCGGCGGGGCCGCCCGGTGCGGCTTCCTCGGTCGGGGGGTCCCCGCCCGGCGCTCAACCACTGACGCCCCAGCAGTGGGCGGCGCAAAACTTTCCTGAAATAGCCGATGGTCGGAAGTATCCGACGCTTCCAATTTCAACGATGAAGGCGTTGGAGGGTGCGTATAGCGACTATCTGACCACGTGGCGGCATCAATCGTCCATGACCGCACAAGCGGCGCTGCTCGAGCAAGGCTACGCGGAAATCGCTCAGCGACGCGAGAATCAGGATTCGCAGGAACGCATCGCGGCGGACCGAGTTCCGCCCAATCTGGTGGCGTACATCACCAAGCTTCAGGAATCCGGGCGTTGGAAGAACGTCGACCCCAAACTGCAGAAACTGCTATTGGAGGTTGTGGGTAGGGAAGGTGCGGAGTCGAGTCCAACGACGTTCGAAGCGGGTTTGACCCGCCGCATGAGCGGCGGAGAAAAGATAGGGCCTGACGACCCGATGCTCGGTTTATGGCGGGAGCGGGGCGGGAAAGCCGCACCACGCGTGGCAACCGAAGAACAGTTGAAAGCCAAGATCGCCGGCGAATCATTGGCCGCGGGGGACGACCCGCTGACTGCGCTGGCCAAGCTCAGGGCGGTGGGCAAGGCCGGTAAGGAACCGCGGGGGATGATTGATAGTCGAAAACTCAGTGATCGGCTGTACGGAGGGGAGACGCTGATCGGCCCGTCGCGGATATACAAGAAGGGCGATTTGACCAAGAAGTCGCTCGATGCCTGGTCGGAAATGTATGACATGGTGGCGCAGGATGCGCCGTATTTGTCCAAGTCGGACGCCCGGCGGTTCGTTAAGGGACTCAGAGACGACGCACCGAGCAGCGATGACATATTGAGTGCTTACGAAAAAGGGGCGTTCGGACCGGCAAAACAATGGGCCGACCCAAAGAAACCAAGACCGGAAAGCGTCCGGGCCGCTCAAGAGATCCTGAATCGGCTGATCGAGCTCGACGACCTGTATGCGGAATACGTAGGCGGGAATGCCTTGAAGCCGTCCATGACCGAACGCGAAGCGCCCGAAGAGGACGCCGAGAATGAGGAGAGCGAAGGTTACTGAGCATGGCAAACAAACAGAATCTAGTCATTTTTCACGGGAATTGTCCAGACGGATTCACCGCGGCGTGGCTCTTCTGGAGGTGGCTGGGTGAAGATGCGCAGTACGTCGCGGCGGGTTACGGAGACCCACCACCGGACGTGGCCGGGCGGAACGTCTACCTCGTGGACTTTTCCTATCCGCGTGACGTCCTGCTGCGGATGAACGAGGAAGCGGCCTCGCTGCTCGTGCTGGATCATCACAAGACGGCGGAGGAAGCGCTTGCCGGTTTGCCGTTCTGTGTGTTCGACTTGAAACAATGCGGTTCTCAATTGGCCGCGATTTGGTTGATGCGTGAAGTTCAACTACGGCTCGACAAGGTTGATACGGAGTTCATTCTTTACGTCGCCGACAACGACCTTTGGACTAGACAGCTTGCGAACACGGACGAAGTGCGAGCGGCGTACTTAGCCACCCCCTTTGAGTTCGCGGTGTGGACTGAGTTCGTCCTTGAGGGAAAAGATCAGTGGGTAAAGTGGGGACGACTGATCCTGGCGTACCACCGGCTCATAGTGGAGCATCACAAGAAGCAGAGGTTCTTGATGAATGTCGGCGGGCACGTTGTGCCCGCGTTCAACCTGACGATTAAAGACGTGGTCAGCATGCTTCTTCACGAAGCGTGCCAAGGCGAGCGGTTCGCTGTCGCCTTTTGGTTCAACGGGCGGAAGTGGGAATACTCGTTACGCTCGGACGAGCAAGGTGAGGACGTGTCTGATATTGCCAAGCTGTTCGGGGGTGGCGGCCACAAACACGCGGCCGGTTTTCAACTCCTGGAGTGTGACCGGGTTCTGCGTAGGCTCCTTCCGCTCCAGTGTTCGGGGTAGCGCCCGTGCCGGAACCGGAAATCTTTGGACCTGAAGCTGCCGACTTTGTTGGTGATGCGGCGGCAAGTACACGCCTTAATCCCCAGCCGGGTCCGTGGGACGCCACCTGGGCGAACATTGTAGACGACCTGGCCGCTCGACGTGCGGCGGCCCGGGCCCCGGTCGGACAAAGTCCAGAGCGAAGTGCAACGCTCCAAGCCTTTCGAACCGGCCTCGATCCAAAGCAAACCGCATACTTCGATCGGGTCTTTGGCCCGCAGAGTCGGTTAACCCGACCGGACGATTTTCCAACTCTACCGGTCGGCTTTGGCGGCATGTCCGATCTCGCGGTCGCGGCCCCGCCATCTCCGACATCCGACGTCCCCCATCCAACATCCGACATCTTCCCCGAGGGTTGGAACCAACCCGAACTCGAAGCCCAAATCGAAGCGCAGAGTACCGGCGTCGACCCCCTGGGTCTTGCTGGCCAGACGCGAACCGAACCGTACGACGAGTATCGGAGGATGCGGGCCGCTGCGGAGCGGCGGGCCTATGGCCTGAGCGTTTCACGTGGCACGGACTGGGGCTTCAGCGCCGAACGACAGCCCGCGTCGTTCCTGCGGGTATTGGCCGACCCGTTCTTTAGGGCCGCTCGGTCGGTGAAGAACTTCGCCCTGGAACAAGACGTTCTGAACCCGCTGATTGAGGACGTGGTCGAGAAGGAACTGAGCCACCGCGTCGCCCAAGGGGTGATCCCGCCCCCCGGTGAGCGGCGGAAGTTCTGGGACGAAAATTCCAAGCAAGAATGGGCCGGGAACCGGCTGGCGTGGCCTGCACCGGCCAATGTTGAGACGGGCGAGGCCCTGATCCCGGCGATGAAAAGGGCCATTCGCAAGGAGTTGACTGAACTGGGCATGCCCATGTTCGCGCCGGAAGCGGTGAAAGGCCAACTCGAGCTGTACGACCACTACCGAGAAATGGGTGCGGACGAACTCGGACCACGAGACGTTGCGAGCGTTCGCAACAAGTTGGCCAGATTCGCCGGCGAGACTGCGGCGTTCATCGGCGAACTGGCCATACTTCGTCGTCCGTTCCTGGGCGTTGGGCGGCTCGCCGGGCGGGCCCTGCTGCCCGCTCGGGTGTCCGGGCTTACCGCTGAGTCGGTGGCGCTTGAGGCGGCGCGGACCGCTGAGCGGGCCCGGTTCGGCGGGGCGTTAGCCACGGAGCTCGGTGTCGGCGCCCAGGCTGCTCTGCACGGTCAGGAGCTGCTGCCGGCCATGGCGGGTTTCGCTCCGATCGCCGCGACCGGGCTGTTGCGGAATCCGTTCACCGCGGCCGGCGTTCAGGCCGGCGTGTTTGGCGGCGGCGCGTATCTCCGGGGCGGGGACGTGTCCGACGTGGTGATCGAGGGCGTCTTGGGCCCGTTGATCTTCAACGCGGGGGCGATGCTTCGGTATCCCCTGAGTCTGCGTGGTTTCGACGCCATCCCCGGTATCCCGCCGGGGGCCGGACCACGCATGCGCGAGGCGACCTGGGAAGATTTACGGCGCAGTTCCGATCCCGTCGCCCGAGCGGTGTACACGTGGAACGAGATGGCACGCGGCGGGGCGTCGGAAGAGGCGGTTCGGGCCGCGGGGCAACGGATGCAAGAACTCCGCGAGCGCATGGCGGACCCGAACTCGAAGTGGGAGTTCACCCGGGGACAACGCGAGCTGATGGATCGGTTCGTCGATTGGAACGAATTCATCGGGCGACCGGCGGGGACGACTCCAAACTCCGGGGAACCACCCGGCGTGAACGCCGGGGCTCGGGCGTCCGATGTCCGACCACCGACAACATCCCCGGGAGAGGTTCCGAATGAGGCGATTCCCGGAGGCGTGCCTGTGCGCGGGGGAGAGTTGGCGACGCCCGCGACCATACAAACCATTCAACGAGGAGGAGCCGGCTATGCCGCTCAACAAGGGCAACAGCAAGAAGGTGTTACGCGAGAACGCGCTGGAGTTGATGAAGGCCGGTTACCCGCGGGACCAGGCGTGGGCGGCGGCCTACAAGAAGGCCCGGGCGGCCAAAGGCAAGAAGGGGAAGTAGCTCGCCTCGAATTGCCCGCCTCCGTCGCAGAATCCGAGGGGCTGGGTTCCCCCACGGCTGCGGCGGAAGGCGGTTATTCGCGAGAACAGATCGCGGCGTACGAAGAGGCCAACCCACGTCCGCGCAAGCCCGGCGTGGACTTGCCCCCGGAAGTAGCCAACAAACCGCACGTTCGAGCCTACGAGGAGACGCGTCGCGAGCGACTCGCCGTTGCGGAATTGTCCTGGGAAGAAGCCCGCGAAGCGGCTATGCCGGGTCTGGCGGCCCAAATCGAACAGCAGCAAATAGCCTCGGCCAAGGACTCGGCGGAACGGCACGCACAACGGCGAGCCGCGAAAGCGGCGGCCAGACAAACGACGCCGCAGGGCCGCGGGCAATACGTCCCCGGCGCTCGCGTGGGGATCGGAGAGGCGGAGAAGCGGGTTATCGAAATCTTCGACAGTCACCCTGACCTGTTTGAAGGGAGCGGGATCCAAGAGGGCAACTTCGATTATGAGCACGGGCGCCGTGGCGAAGATATCATTCGGCCCGGCTACAGCTTCAAGGAAACCTCAGCCGGTGCGGCGCGGGAACTGAAGGAGCGGCTGCCGAAACACCTGCAGATGCACGTCAAAATCATTCCACGCGGCGATCCGCGCTGGAACTCGGCGGATGGGGCGGACGTTATGGCGGACGTCGGGACAGACGCGATGGCCGAAGCGATCACCGGATTCGCCGAGTTGGGGACCGGCAAACAGGCGAAGATCAGGCGTGCGGCTGAATTGGTTGTGAATGAACCCCGGCTGTTTACGCCGGAAGACTTGATCACGGTCCACAACTACAAAATGATTTCTGAGGGCGAGATTGTAGTCCAGAAACAGGCCGCTAAGTTCAAGGTCGGCGATACGCTGGACATTCTGGGTGAGAAGCACACTGTCACCGAGTCCGACGACTTCTGGGTCGTGCTCGAAAACGGCCTGACCCTCGGCCTGCCGCCGTCGACGAAGATCGCGGTTCCGAAAGAACCGCCCGCACCTTCGCCCGCGACGCCGGACCATATCCCTGAACCCGGCAAAATGGTCGAGCCGCAAGACGTTCCGACGTCCGAACCGGCCGGGGAGCCTCTCGCAGAGACGCAAAGACGCAAAGGATCAGAGGCGAAGCTGGTTGCCACTGAAGCACGGGCGTCGATTCAAAGCGAGAGGGTTCCCTATGATCAATGGTTGAAAAGGAATCCTCAGCCCCCACGCGCATACAGAATGGAAGACGCGCACGCCGGGGCGGAATGGGCCGAGCTACGGAATCGGGAGTCAGATTACCTTCAACTGCCCGTTGAGTATCGGCGTGATTTGACGGAAGCGGCTCCGGACCATTTTCCTGAACCCGGCGAAATGGTAGAGGCGCAAGACGTTCCGACGTCCGAACCGGCCGGCGATGTCACACCGCGCGCCTATTCCGCACCGCCGGAGGACCAACTGGCTCCGGCTATCGAAGCGATGGAAGCACAGAGCTGGTCCGCCATTCTGAAGGGAAGAAGCACGACTGGCGAAAGGCAGACGATTCTCTGGACCGCTGAACAGAATGCCAGAAGGATCGCCGTTGTCATGGGCGGGCCGACGGCCAAGGGAGTCAAGGTGTTCCCCTCGATGGTCGGCGAGCCCAACGGTTGGTGGGTCGAGACGCGGCTTGGAAAGAACCCGTACGATTTTATGCGGTTTTTTATTCGCGACGCCGAGCCCGCGGTCGCCCGACGCGGCGGACCGAATGGAGAGCCGACCGACGTTGCGGACATCGTTGGCGGACAGCCCCGGATGAATGCGAGGGCTCTGGCGGGGGCTACGACGCAAGAATCGACATCCGCCGAACCCAGTACGACCTCGCCGGGATTCCCCATTCCGGCCCGCCCCGGACCTGGACAGGCCCCTACTGCCCTCGCAGAGACCGGGTCCGGGGCACCCCTTGAATCTTCCTCCTCCGAAGGCGGACCCGGGTCGGAATTAACGACCCCGGCCCGGTCCGCCCCGCTTTTGGACGTTGGGGACATAGGCCCGTCGCCGCCGTCGCCCGCAGCATGGCCGCCGTCCGAGTTCACCCCGGAGCAACGAGAGTACCTGCGACGGGTGGCCAAAGAGGAGCCGGACCGCCCGACGCACGGCATGGGCGCCGCGTTGGCGAATCCAGACGCGCCACGCAATCGGGTGGCGGAAACCTACGATGCAATCGCCAAACGCATCCTGAGCGTTCCCCAGGGCACGCTACAGGGCTTCCTGTTGGACGTGTTCGGGCGGGCGGTCTACGGAAACGAGTGGCGGCTGCCGCCCCATATCCGACTCGGGTTCCAATCGATCAAAGGCGAACGGGCGTTCCGGGAATGGCAGGCCTCGAAGCTCACAGAGCGGATGGAGGAACTGGCCAAGCTGTCCCACGACGACAGCCCAGAACGCTGGGACAACCTGGAGGCGGTCTTTCTGGGTCGCAAGACACCCGAATCGCTCCCGCCGGCTGTGCAGGGCGTCTATCGAACGTTCGAAGCCCTGAGCCAGGCCCAGACCGACGAAATTCTCGCCGACCCTGAGATGTGGCCCCATTTGCGGGAGCTGGGCGGCCTGATGAACGTCGAGGAGATGATCAGGCACCGCCGCGAGGACATGCCCGGCGTCTACCTGCGTTCGATCTACCAGACGGTGACCACCGCGGAAGGGATAGAGTGGTCGAAGGTTTTCTTCTGGTCGGAACGTGGGCACCGGTTCCGCGAGTCACGAGCGGTCGGCGCGAGGTTAAAAGGCGGCCCGTTTAAGCCCAAGGCCGGTGAGCACGGCGACTACACGCTGAAACGAGCGGACGGGACGACATGGCAATGGGCCAAAGAGGATGTAGACCTGGCCTACGAGGCCTACGGCCGGGAGATCAACGCCAATAAGGAGAAATACGGGGAGTCGGTCTACGACCGGGTCAAGCTGATCACGCCGTTCGGAGAGAAGAAACGCAAAGAGCTGGTGCCATATCCGGTTCCGGTCCGCATGGCCCAGACCTTGGTGCAGATGGGAGAATTTCTGGCCACCTGGAAGCTGTTTAAGGTCCTGGCTCGGACGGTAGCCATCCATCGCAGTCCGCCGACCGAAGATGACCCGCACCCCATGCAGGGCACGTTCGAGGTTCCACCAGGGGTGTTGGAATACAAGCTGATACCCGACGAGCCGGCCTACGGTCCGCTTCGGGATACCATGGTCCCCGAGCCGGTCTGGGAAAACATCATGGAGGTTCGCCGGGTCAACACCAGTCTGGCAGCGGCGCTGTGGGACGGATTCTCCCACAAGTGGCGCTGGTCCAAGGTTGTCGCCAGCCCCGCAACTTGGTTTCGCAACTACATGACCCAGAACATGATCTGGGCGCTGGACGTACACCCGGCAGCGCACCCGTCTGCCGCTCGCAAAGCGGTCAACGACATCGCAGAGCGTGGTCCGTACTGGCGGACGCTGGTGCGCTACGGAGTGCTGGGCACGGACTTCGCACGGACGGATGCGCTCGAGTTAAAGGGGATGTTGGATACCCCGGGGGCCGAGCAATTGACCGTGCTGCTGTGGGAAATGGCGGCAAAGCACGCGGGGTCCGGGCCGGTGGGGGTTGCCAAGGACATTCTCGAACGAGGCGGGAAGATCGCCGACAGGATGGGCAATGCGTACGGCTATATCGATACGTTCTCGAAGGTTTTTTCGCTGATCGTGAAGGTCGAAGAGCAGGGTTGGACGATGGAAGAGGCGGTCCTGACGGTGGATGACTACTACGCCAATTACAACCGCTTGGGCGACGTCACAAATTGGCTGCGCCGCAACTTCGGCGGAGCGTCGTTT